TTTTGCTAAATATAGAAGATGCTGACCATCACGAAAGGACAAACAAAAGATTGGTACTTAACCTTGACCGAGAAGACCACAATCTCTCCGGCTTACTATCTTTTTTCACTCACTCACCGATTGACCAACACGACCACGAATGTCATCTTGACCGATATTTCGGCCTATACTGAGCGATATAACAAGTTCTCAGTTGATGAAAGTTCCTTGGATATTTACTCCGGGGAATATATGTACCGAGTTTACGCTCAAACATCCTCCTCAAACACCGACCCTGACTTGGCCGATGAACTTGTTGAGCAAGGAATCTTGAAGGTAAACGAGACAGATGCACTTCCTACTGAACACCAACCATCATTGACAGAGCGAGTCTATGGCGAAGGCTAAATCAATTTCGGTCTCCAAGTACAGACCGAGAAAAAAGGTAAGCAGAAAAGGTGTTCATAGCAAGAATAACCCACCACAGAAAAAATACAGAGGACAAGGAAGATGAAACTCCCAGTAAGTTTTGAGCAGTTCACCAAAGACCCAAGCAAGGCAATCACTTATTTGATGTTGTTTGCCGTTGTGTTTCTTTACCTCCGAATGGAGAACCAAGATAAAACTATCAACACGGGTTGTGAGGATAGATTGACACGATGTGAAACCAAACTTGAACAGATGTCAGGAATGCTGAAAACTCAGGACTCTCTGTCTGCCTCGCTTCGCTCTGAACTCAATACTTACAAAAACTTGGGAATTATCAAATGAAATATCTCATCTTGACCGCACTCTTGGCCGTTACTGCAACACCTCGTTTTGAGACCGCAGACCCGTACAAAAAATACGACTTGGTACTTGACCACGCTCAGCAAAACATCGCAATCACAAAAGCCTCCATAGACGAAGCAAAAGCGATGACTGATGCCAAGGTACAAGAAATCCAAGAAAGTGTCTCAGAAGCCAAAGAAATGGCCGAGAAGATAGAATTGCTTGAGCAAGTGTGCAAGGTTTACTCCGTCCCCGTTCCTGAATCAATGGAACAACTGGAATACGAACAACGAGCCGATTCTATTCGGGTGGCTAATATGCAAAAACTGAATGAAAAAGTTGATTGAATTTTTGAAGAAGATTGTCTCTGACGGCAATGAGGTTTCCTCCAAACGAGTAGTTGGTGTGTTGGGTGCGATGGTTCTATTTGGGACAATGTTGGCCAACTCTTTTTCTCCTATTGAAGTCGCTCCTTCTGCTGAACTCGTGACGGCCGTAGAATGGGTGACCATCCTTTGCTTGGGGTTCACCTCGGTGGAGAAATTTTCCAAAAAGGACTAAACGCTATATGTAAGTGATGGAAGGCCATTTTCAAAGAGTCAGTTTTGTGGAGTCAACGCTCCCGAAGTTCAAGGAGAACAAGGCCAAAGGGTTTATCACATTTGGGGAAAACAACAAATACCCATTTGAACTCATTGACCTTTTCAACAAATCTCCCAAGCACTCTGCAATCGTAACGCAAAAGGCAGCGTACCTCGCTGGTGATAAGACCGAAATTATCGGGTCAGGTACTGAGGACATAGCAAAGGCTCAGGACTATCTCAACTCAATCAACTCCTACGAGGATTTTGAGACCCTTAAAACAAAGATTGCCCAGGACTGCGAACTATTTAACGGCTTCGCTCTTGAGATTATTTGGAACAAAGCCAAGACCGCAATCGCTGAGATTTACCACCTGCCTTTTCAGAATGTTCGCAAGGGGTTGGAAATGGATTTTGTTTACTCTGACAACTGGGACACGAGCCGTCCTGAACTGATCTATTATCCCAAGTGGAATCCAACCACGAGAGAGAACAAGCAACTCTATTACTTTAAGTTCTACCGGGCTGGTCAAGATATGTACCCTCTACCCGACTACATCGGGGCATTGAAGTACATTGAGATTGATACAGAGATTGCCAACTTTCACTTGAACTCAATCAAGAGTGGATTTTCGGCTCAGACGCTCATACAACTCTTCAAAGGCATCCCGACACCAGAGGAAGCGAGGAAAACCGCCAAGCGTTTCAAGGACAATTTCCAAGGAACTGACAACGCTGGTTCTGTTATTATTCAATACAACGAACCAAACGAGAACCCCTCGGTAATCAACAACCTTGCACCGAGTGATTTTGACAAACTGTTTGTGGAATTGAACCGCCAAGTTCAAGAAGAGATTTTTGTCGGTCACAAGGTTACCTCTCCGATGTTGTTTGGAGTGCGAGTTGAAGGTCAGTTGGGTGGACGGAATGAATTGGTTGAAGCGTTTGAGGCGTTTCAAACATCCTACATTGAGCCACGCCAAAAGCAGATTGATTCTTGCCTATCTCATATCTTCAAATACATCAGCCCGGTCAAGATTGTCACGCAAAACAATATGCCAATCGGCCTTGACTATGCTGACCTATATCAGAAAGGATTGATGAGTTTGGACGAAGCAAGAAACGAACTTGGATTTGCCAAGCAGCGTGACACCAAGACAGTAGTTGACAGCATTAATAACCTATCTCCGCTTGTTGCAAACAAGGTAATTGAGCAAATGACCATCAATGAGATTCGTGAAATTGCTGGATTGAGACCAATTTTGGGTGGAGACCAACCTTCAAAACCCGTTGCATTGTCAGAGCAAAACCCATTCGGGTGGGATGATGAACACGACTTAAAAGTGTTTGAGATGTTCGGTGACACGGCCGAGAACTTTGAATCGGTTGAAATGAAATTTGCCAATGCTCTTGAACTGATGATTCTCGCATTGATTCGCAGCAACCCCGGTTCTGTATTGAACGACTTGGTTGCACAAATAAAAGCCGACCCTGCGACTATCGCAGAGAGTGTGGCATCGTTGCAAGGCCAAGGGATGTTGAGCGAAGCACAAGGTGGCTATGAGGTTTCAGGTGATGGCTTGAAAGAGTTGGAAAAGAACAACATCTCGGAGAACTTGGAAATCAGATACGAGTACACGAAAGCACCAGGCGTGAGTGGATCAGAAGTCATTGATTCAACTCGTGACTTTTGCAGACGGATGGTTGGCTTCAATAGATTATACACAAGAGCAGAGATTACACAGATGAGCGCATTGCTTGGCTACGATGTTTGGAAGCGCAGAGGAGGTTGGATGACGGTCAAGAACTCATCCCCAGCCGTTCACCTTCCATATTGCCGTCACATTTGGGCATCTAAATTGGTACGCAGAAAATGAGCAACTTTGTCTATTTCATATCAACCTCGTTCTTGAAGGACAACACTCCTTTGAACGAAAATCTTGACGATAAAATCTTGAAGTCTTCCATCAAGGAAGCCCAAGAGATTTACATCCGTGACATCATTGGCTCAGGCATCTATGACGAGTTGCAGACCCAAGCCTACGCAGGAACTCTGACGGCTGACAATACCACTCTGTTGGACTCTTACATCGCACCTTGTTTGAAGTATTACACCTTGGTGGAGTCAATGCTTCCTTTGACCTTCAAGTTTATGAATAAGAGCGTGGCTTCTCGCTCATCGGAGAACGCTACCCCTGCAACACCTTCTGACCTCACTCACATTGAGCAGAGATACAGAGACAAGGCTGAATATTACGGACAAAGGTTGAGAGATTATCTCCGCACCTATCCGAATAAATATCCTTTGTATTTGAACCCCGGTTCTGATTTTGACACCATTCGCCCCAAGTCAACCGCTTTCTTTGGTGGTATGTATTTGCCGGGTGATGATGACTGCTTCTTCAACTATGACTTCCCCAAAGAATAAGTGGCGTATCAAAAACGAATTGAAACTAAAAGCCTATGACCCTCAACCAGATTATCGCCAAGGTAAAGACAGCAGCCGAGTCTCACAAGATGGTCGGCAAGTTCGCAGTCGGGGCTGATTTTGACTTTGCCGTTGATGAGGTCAAATACTATCCGTTAGTGTGGTTAGTGCCAAATGGTTTTCAATTCAACACCGCAGGTAAATTAGTCTCCTATCGCTTTGCTTTGATGGTGATGGACAGACAATTTGAGAGCAGTTCCAACACGATTGAGGTGCTTTCTGACACCGCAGGGGTATTGATTGACATTGTCACCTTATTAATCCGAAATAATCGCTTAGATGAAGAATTTGAAATGGTGGTCAATGGAACGGCTGAACCCTTCTATGACGCTTCTACTGATGTGGTCGCTGGTCACGCTATTGATTTTGTGGTCAACACACCATACTTGGAATCCCGTTGTGATATCCCGACTTGATACCTTGCACATCCACGACCTAAAAGTGGAAAAGCAAACTATCAAAACTGAGCGCACATATGTTGAAACGAAATATGACACGCTTCTCTTGTATCTTTCTGACTCTCTTGCTGATGTTCGTGCCACAAAAA